CATCTCATTACTCTTTATTATGTTTAATTACATCTCATACCAGCATATATTTAGTAAATAATTAGTACGTGATTTTTTATACTAATTATCATTTATCGAGCTTGCAAGCGAGTTAATCTCTACAAGTTGCTGCTCACTCGGTCTCACACTTACATAGTTATTCATGGTGGTAGTTATGTTCCCATGCCCTAAAATATACTGTAGTGTTTTTGGTGGTAATCCCTGCATATTCGTAGCAAATGTATGCCGACATATATGTGGTTCAAATTTTCGTATAGGATTGTCAGGATTTGCATTATTGAATCTCTTGATACAATTTTGCAAGTATTCTTCGACATGTGATCTAACAATTGTCTTTCTACTTCTTGTTGCCAGAAATACAAATCCTTCATATGCTTTGCCCTTTTCGTCATAGCACACTGGTTCAATATCACCCATAATATAACGATTTTTCAATATTCTCTGAAAACATTCATATACATCATCGGTCATAGGAATATACCTTGTGCCGTTTATGGTTTTCGTCGGTAAGACAACATGCGTATGATTGATGCATTGCAGTTGTTTTTCTACTCGAATTAAATGATTTTCCATATCTATATTATCAAGTGTTAGACCGCATAACTCAGATGCTCTTAACCCAGTCCAAAACAATACATATATCATGTCATAACAATGAGCGCTATGAGCGTCCTTTGAACAAAAATCAAGAAATCGCTGCATATCAGGAATTGGTATTGCTTCCATTTTTTTACTGTCGCTTCTATCGGTAGTAATACGTCTGAATGGATTTTTCACTATGTAATCATAATCAATTGCATATTCAAATGATCTTTTTATTAGACTAATTTGAGACTGGATGCTTGAGCCTCGATGTTTTTTCTTCATATCAGAAAGCCATTCTTCGCAATGTTCCGGTTTAATTTTACCTATTTCCATATGACCAAGTTTATACTGCGCTAATGTTTTTACGGTTGTGCTATACCCAGCCTTAGTATTATGAGCTAGTTCTTTCCTATTATATAGATGGTTAAGATATCTATCTATTACTTCTAGTAATGTCAGTTTAGCCCCATCTATGTCGATATTATTTTCTAACTGTACTTTTAATTCTGCCTCCTTTTCACGTAAACTTTTACCTGAACGTTTACCTTTTGGTAATTGATCCGTAGGTTCGAGTCTATAGGAACTTACCACCCTTTCCTTTCCAAGAGCATCTTTATAATGATACTCATACCTTTTCGTTTTTGGGTTATAGTATTCATCCGCCCTCAACGTTTTTCTTGTCGGTTTGTTCTTTTCAGATGTAGTTTTATTTGCCATATTCTCAGCCCTCCATTAAAAAGTGCCTCGAATGAATACTAAATAATAATATCACATTCAGGGCACCTTGTCGATATTTTATATCTGCTCTACTTTGCTTATAAATTCTTCAAATGATTGTCTTTTTATCTTTATAACACGACCAACCATTAAATGATATTTACAATCATAATCTTCACGGATTATATCCCTTAATCTATGCTGACCTATACCAAATAAATCTGATGTCTCCTTTATAGATAATAAAAGTTTATCTTTCATACAATCACCTCCATTCTTGAGGTAATCATAATCTTTTTACCAGTAACCTACGTACGGAAAAATTAAGAGGGAATGCTATTCACACGCCCTCTTAACCAATACTGATACTACTCTACTTTGTTCGCCTTGTTATACTGTGCTGTGCTAATTCCAAGAATAACTCCAAGGAATGTGTCAACAGCTGTAATCGTACCAACAACCTGCTCACCATATGGGAGTCCCCAAATACCTGCAAGAGCAAAATATAAAGTACCAGCCGCTGGAAGCAAATACATTGCAATCCATTTCAGTGTGTTGTAAGTCTTGTCATTAAGTTTCATCATGTTCATCGTGTTCATCCTCCTTATTTTGAATAAATTTATGTATTGGAAGTTTATCGACCTCCTGCATAATTCTTTTAGCAGAGCCGTTACCTCCCAATTTTTCATATGGTTCAAAAAGATATACTTTCAAATTTTCATATTCTTCCTGGGTAATACACCCTCTCTCGATGTATAACATACCGAGATACACAATCCTATCGTGTGCTAATCCAATAAGCATCTCTGTCTTTACATCTTTATTTTCTGTTCGTTTTGATAAATACGCCCATAATCCAGAAGACGCAAGTACCGAACTAAAAATTGTAATTATGATTTGAAACCAAGGTTCCATAATTCCTCCTTTTTATGCGGCTAATGAAGATGCATCAGACACGATAAGTTTTCTACTAATTACCGAAATCTTCTTATTAAATAATTCTTCATACAGCTGTATTAGATTTTTTCTTTGTTGCTTTGATAGAAGTTTATAGTGTGCTCCCATCCAACCACGAAACATATTTTCAATACTCTCGTATTCTATTTCACCATTTATTACTTTTAGTGAAAGTTTCTTGAGTTTTCTACGCATTGTAGTAACTCTTTTAGGATTAATTCTCTTAATAACCTTTCCATCTTTTGTTAATGTATATTTTATTTGAAGAAATTTATATGTACTTGAAATTTTAACAATATGAGTTTTCTTCCTATTGATATGAATTCCATATTCTTTCGCAATTTCTATGATACATGATAGCAAATCTTCAAGTTCTTCTTTACTTGGATTCATGATATACCAATCATCCATATATCGTCCGTAAAATTTCTGTTGTCGGACATATTTCACATATGTATCAATCCTATGAGGATAATATATTCCAATTACCTGTGATAGCTGGTCTCCAATATTTACAGATTTAGCCATCCACTTCTCACCAGTTAATTTTTCAGACGGTATATGCCGATATTCAAGCTTGTTAAATAAATCTGAATAGCAATTTTCATATTCTTCGTCAGACATATACGACACATCGACTTTGAACCCATCAAATATCAATGTTAAAAGCCAATCGATAAATTCATCATCGTCAAATAACTTAAGAAGTTCTTGTTTTGCAATTTCGTGAATTATATTGTCATAAAATTTTGAGAAGTCTCCAAATAAAATCCATCCGTCATTTTCATGTAACTTGTAATACTTGTGTAAATGTATTTCAAATCGCTTTCTCTGCTGAGATATACCTCTCCCTTTAATTGATGCACAATTATCATATATTATGTGCTTTTTAACTTCTGGTAAAAGAATATCATCACATAGAACATGGCGAACAATTCTATCACGGATTTGTATACTTGTAATCGGTCTTACTCGACCTCTTTCGTGTAAAGTAAACTCTTGTGTGAGACCGTTTTTGAGAGTCCTGTTGATAATGTCATCCTGGATTTCAAAAATATAACGCAGAAAGTTCATCATAAACTTCTGTGTGGTTTCTTTCCATTTGCTACTTTTTACAGAGGTCTTATAAGCCCGATACAAATTATTGGCATCGCATACAATTTCCTCATAATTCATATACTATTCACCGTTATAACAATACTTACCGTAGTAAATTGTTTCAGGCTTTGCTATTTATCCTGTTTATAAGGAACGGTATGATATCTCCTTCTTCATTGGTTAAGTGAAGAATCCGGACGAACCCCATTAGAGTTCGAAGCGTTGTTGTAGTTCGTATTGCCATTGTTGTTCACATTAGCGAAATAAGCCGCAGAAACGACGCATAATTAGACATCACCCTTACATCTGAAATATGATTCCATCTTCTTGTCACGCTGACGCCACTTCTTTATCAATCCGATTTCTCGGTCGATAGCTTTAACATATGGACTGTAGAGATTTAAGTCTACTTCAAATATCTCTGCAATCCGTTGCAGTTCCTTAAGAAGCTGCTCACAATTGACTATAGCGGTGTTTTGATAATCTCTTCTCATTTCACACTCGTGAAGATTCGTTGGATAAATCGTGTTGGCTGCCCGGACATTATTCGTAATCAGTGCTGCTAGTTGATCTACTCTGTTTTTAAAATTTTGCATCATAAAACGATACTTAGAAAAGTTCTCTCTATCATCTTTTCCGTATGCATAGCGAAGTCTTACATAATCATCTACACTTTTAACACCGAATCCATGTTGCATAAAATCTATCAGCATATCATGTAATTCAATTGAATATGTGATAGCTTCAAATTTTGATTCTGTACGATCACTAACTAAAACACTCATTATTCATAATCTTTCCCTGTAATTTCCTTATACTCTTCTGAGGTAATCCAGCGACCAACTGCTAAGCGTACTCTACGCTCATCCCAGAGCTTATCATCATAATAGTCTTTAACCTTTTTAAAGTTTTTACTATGTTCCATATTGTTATTCCTCTCTTTCTAATTTACAGTTCTACATCCTGCATCATAGCTAAGAAGTCAATATTAGAAGACATTTTAGCCATAGCCAGTTCAGTAGCTGAGAACTGACGTAATACAAACCAGTATTCGCCATTCATCTCAGTAATCTGGACAAGATCCATATTTTCCATAACCATTTCATCTTCAGAAGTTTTTACTGTTACTTCTGATAATTTTCCATCAAACATATCCGCTGTAAGCTTAGACGCTGAAATATAGTTATCACCATTTTTTCTAAGATTTTCAATGATAGTGCCATCAGACAGCACCATAGTATAAATTAAATCTTCCATATACTTATCCTTTCCTATAGATTACACCGCCCACAAGGGGCGGAGATTTTTACTTAACCAATGATTCCATACGGACGAACCCCATAAGAGACCGAAGCGGTGCCGTAGTTCGTATTGCCATCGTCGTACACATGAGCGAAATAAGCCGCAGAAACGACGTTCTGTAGCCAATAAGTTTCTCTTGTCTTGATCATTCTTGGGTTAAGTGACATAAGTGCCAGCTGTGAATTGCAAACACTATATTTTGTAGGAACTGTCGTTCCGTCATTTGCGGGCTCGAAATAATGTGTACCATATACCATAACCTCTGACATAAGAGCAACTGTTTCATCGAACCATGCTCCTCCAGATGGCTTTCCATTTGCAACTGCATTTACGAGATAAGTTCTATGTGTAAGAAGCATACTTCCAAATGCTGCTTTAAATTTTGCTTTCGCATTATCCAACCCTGTTTTATACATTACAGAGCCTACATATCCGCCCTCTGTTGTATTAGTCGCATTCATCTGACCATTGTAAAGTGATGACGCCGGAACAATAACAAGATGATGCTTTGTGAAATCTGTATCACCGCATCTAAGGAAGTAATCCATATCTGCAATAACCCAGGTCACACCGCCAATTACCCAATAATCTCCGATAAACAGGTCGTCAAAAGTTCCATTTTGAATAGCTGCCTTCTGGGCTGCTGTAACTGATGAGCCGAGGTTCTTTCCTCTATATACATTGCGATGATTAATCGCTGATACAAGCCCGGCAAACTCTACTGCTGCATTTTCTGCTGTCATTTTCTTTGTTCCGTCAGTACCATCTTTAATAATTACGTCTCCGCTATCAAATCTGGTTGCTGCGGAATAATCCGTTACTTTAGGCATTTTCTTTAATCCTCCTTAAAATAAAAAAGAGCCTTAGATTTCTCTAAAGCCCTTTGTAGTCACTGTCTAACAGTGCATGGTCTGTTACATATCCTAACCTGCTGATAACGCTTCTTATAAAGTTATCCAGATGAGATACCTGCTGTCGTAATGATACAACTTCACTCTCATCAGCAAATATTATACGTCCCTGTATTTCTCTTCCGCTTGAATCGCAGATATTCTGTCCAGATGAGTCATAAATCGGTTGTAATACAGAATGTTCATTAGCAAGCTGTGAACCGAATTTACCAACATCTGCTCCAAGAATTTCTTCATATGCTGCCTGCGCTAAAGATGCTGAGTTCGCTGCCGCTGTTTCAGACTTTTTAGCATTTGTTGCTGATGCTGATGCGTTAGAAGCCGACGATGCCGCAGCATTCTTCGATGAAGCGGCTGAATCAGCATAGCTTTTCGCATTCACTGCACTCGTATTAGCTGCACTTGCAGAGCTAGCCGCACCTGAAGCCGATGATGCCGCTGCGTTTGCTCTTGAATTTGCTGTGCTAGCATATCCAGATGCCTGGCTTGCAGAACTTGCTGCTTTTGCTGCTGCATCAACTGCCTGTTCTGCATATTGCTTAGCAGTGAGGTATTCTGTCGTTGACCTTATGCTCTGTTCCTGTACAGGGTTGAAATCGATCTGCACGGCAATAGCCCCACTGGATACAATCTTGTTGTTTAACTCAATCTCCACAATAGGATTTATTTCTCCTGCCAGTGCGGTCATCTGCTTTGTAACTTCAAAGTAAACCGTATGCATAGCTGAATCCCATCCTAATGCAGGATTATATACAAAATTACCATCAACCTTACCGCATCGGATATTAACAGTTGCATTCGTAGGTATCGTATATTCAAGTCCGTCATTATATAATTTTACCGCAATAATCGGTAATCCCTGATCATACTGCACAAGATGAACCGGACGTACAATCTGACGAGCTGTCATATCAGCGTATGTATAATGTACAACTCTATTTGAGTCTGGTGTGTATACACCCATTTTTAATCACCCCCTAAATCAACGCCAGTCATCATTGATAAAAATTCAACATCAGAGCGAAGTTGTTCTTGCTCGGAATTATCTTGCATAACATCTTTGCCTTTATCAGGCTTAGATGCCTCATTATCAGCCTCGATTAATACGAGGTTCTTATCTTTAACTTCTGTAATATTTTCTTCCATAAAACCTCCTAATAATCATACCAACCAGCTTTAATTAAAACGCCTCTCTCAAATTGTAAATATGCGTTATTGCTCCAATTTGAAACGGTTCCATCGCTATTCATTCCACCTACTTGAACAAATCTCATAGTTCCGGTTATTCCACCACCATTTTCCCAAGATACATTCTTGAGTTTATAGTAATGCATATCAATGTCGCATCCTAAATTTATAGTATCGGCATCATAGGTTACACCCTTTGAATTATAGCCATTTCTTTCATATAAAAGTTTAACTAAATAATTTTGACCACTTTTAGGCTGTGCAGCCCATGTCATGTAGTCGCCATTCTCGTCAAGGTCAAATACCAATCCTCTACGATTGTCATCGCCAGTCCAACCGTTTGTACCTATTTCGCCTATATACTCATCTGAATATTTATAATGTGATGCTCCGGCATTAATATTAGCTTCTTTACTACCAGATTTACAATTAACCTGTTTAGCAGTTATATCCAAAGCATTTACATATGTTGTTGTAACTGTATCCTTAGTGATTTTGGTCACATTAGCCTTTGTCTGATACCCTTTCTTTTCAACATCCGACATAGTTGTATATTTACTATCATTCGTAAGTTCTGATACTTTAGTTGGAATTGACGGAGCGTCTGAAATATTTTCATAAGAAATCTGAACATCTTCCGACAATGTTATTCCATCCCTATCAAGTCGAATAAGAACATTTCCATCTGCGTCTTTTATAAGCGCTGTACCATTTGAGTTGTTTCTTCCACCAAGAATTAAAGTGCCTCCATTTATGCGATTTGCACTCATAGTTCCAGTTTTAACGAAATCTGCTACAATCTGACCATCCTGTGTCATAGCTAAAGCAAATGGACCATTATATCCTGTTGAAGAATATCCCAATCCACCTTTATTCCAACGCCATACCTTCTTCGCAGTAGCAATGTCATCCGTATCCATAATGAGAATTTCATCCGGATACTTTCCACCAGTACTGCTATGCATAATCACAAATCCACCAAGACCGCCACTAATTAACTGCGTAGCATTCTCAATAGCCTGTTGCATAAATGTTTTGGTAATGGTATCAGAAATTGCCTGCTTTTGATCAGAAATAGTTGATGCGAGATTTGTTCTTGATTCGCCAAGTTCAATTGACACATACTTATTACTAATTGCATCATATATAGTTTTTATACACTTTGCTATAGCGCTAACATTTAACTCTGGAAATTCAACGCCTACTGTATCACAAAGATGTACATCTTCCAAAAGTGCATATTTAGCATACTCAGAAGATTGTGATAACTGTGCAAATGATACAGTCAATGATACAGCTGGTACTCCTATATTGTTTGCTTTCATATAAGAATTAGCTCTTGTTCTAAGCTGCTCTTGACTTGGTTTTTCCTGCCATTCCTGCGATAAATCCAGTGGATAAATCCTTGTAAAGTTATATGTACCAGATGCTTTTACAATCTTCTCATTTAACTGCACAAGACCTTCCTGCTCAGAATACCAGAACGGATAAACGCCTGTATAGACAGAACTGCAATTTTCTTCCTGTTTCAAATCAGTAAGATTCTTACCATATCTAATGCTAACGCCTCTATCCGCGCCTCTTTTATTCCAAAGTTTTACGTCGAACTTATCGAACTCATACTCTCCTCCATACACATCAAGGATTGAACCATCAACACCTCCAAGTAGTGAACGCATACTCGATGGTTTGAGAACTGTCATATTTGCAGTTGTAATTTTGTCCGTTGAAAATAAAAACGGACAATCAACCGCTGATGCGGATTTCATATTAATAAATGCATTTTGAACTGTGTCGGCTGCAAATGCTGATACTGGGTATCCAGACATATCGTAACTTATATGTTCTGCATTTATTGTAACAATTCCATTAATTGGCTTTGTGATTGCATAGATTCGGAATGGTTGTGGGTCAGAATAAGGATTTGGCTTTGCCATAATGATACGCCTAAGCTGTAATTCCTTATATCTGATACCTGTGACAGGATATTCCATTTCAAGTTCGAACTCACCATTTCTTTCTTCAGTAACTTCGCAAATAATGGCATCACTTAATGCACCTAATCCATTCGTTGTGAATGACATTTCTGTAGACTCATGAAGAGTAATCATAGTGTCCACCATTTAGGTATCACCTCCACACTTGTTATTCCACCAGAAAAAGAAATTTCGTTTTCGCCTTTTATAAGCTTCGGAAATCCGTTGCTCAACGTTACAAGTGAATTGCAATTTGTAGTACCTTTATAAGCATCCTGTAATTCACTATCAATAGTCAGATACGAGCTAATGTTCGAAATAGTGATAACATAGTCACCAATTCTCAGATTGCCCTTTCCAGAACCGTTCACCTTTATAATAGGAAGCGATTTGAATCCTGTGGGATTTCTTAATTTGCTCGTTGTTCTAACAATTACTGGAATATCTCCAGATTTAAGAAAACGCTGAGGTTTACAATCAAATGCGACTGTAATACGCCCAGCGTGCTGTAATATGTTTTCAATTGTTCCCCCACTCTTATAAGCAGCAAGTCGATAATATTCCGGCTCATATGAATCTTCCAACTTAGCATATCCAGATGCGGAATTAAGCCACTCCGAAATAAAATTTGCCATAATTGTAAAATCCTTATTTTCAGCACCAATAGCTATGTCATAACTTCTTGATACGTTCTTATATGACCCTTTATCGACATAAATATCCCCGTTTCTTCCAGGAATATGTGTAACTTCATAGTCCTTTTCCGGAGTTTCATATCCAGGCGGATGCTCCACTTGGATAGCGAATTCTTCTGATGAAACACCATTGTAAATAATTACGCCCATGAAGCATCCCTCCTTTCAACTTGTCTCTGAATAATGTTTGATACTTCTTCAGCAATCTCTTTAGGATTACTTCCTGTGATATTAAATGTATTTTCGAATGAATTTCCGCCATTAAAGTTTCCAACTGCATCCGAAATCTTATCCAATACACTAGAGTTATCAGTTGCTTTACTTCTTACTTCATTAATACGACTACCAGTTCTATTGGCAATATCTAATGAACCAGATAATGAATATCCATCAACGCTCTTCATCATACTAAACAACTGATTAGCACCATTTTGAATATTTGACAGATCCATCACCGGTCTTATAGTTGGTTCCGAATCGATATCCGAATCAACCAAATCTGCAATAGTTGAAAGTGTGTCAGACATTGCTCCGACGGCACCTTTTCCCATATCAACAGTAGCATCGGATACTTTTCCGGCATAAGCCTTCACGCCATTGATAAATCCCTCATCAGTATATCTACCAATTTGAGCGAACAACCTTGAAGGTGAATGAATGCCAAGAAAACTCTTTACACCATTTACAGCACCTTTAACTGCATCAAGTGCAGAGTCTGCTAAATCCGAAGCTTTATCTTTGATACCACCGATAAATCCACCAATAAGATGCTTGCCGATGTTCTTAAAAGAATCAATTTTATCCTCGATAACCTGTTTCGCATTTGATATCAAATCACGCACAGTTTCCTTAAGATTTGATAATTTATCTTTGATACCTTTAATAAGTCCAGAATTCATTATCTTGGAACCAACTTCTTTGATATCAACAACTCCACCAGTAAGTACAAGAACCGCTGCGCGAATTAATGCTTTAAACAAATTTCGTATGTCATTTGCTAATCGCTCAGAGTTATTATCAATGGCACTAATAATTCCCTCGATGAAACTCAAGAGCAAATTAACACCAGATTGAATCACATCTGGTAATTTTTGAGCTATTCCGTCGATAAAGTTCAGCACAATATCTATAGCAGTTTGAACCACCATTCCGATATTATCTGCAATTCCTTGTAGACATGCGATCAGAATATCGAACACAGCCTGTACAATTTCTGGCGTATGCTCAGCCAAAGTTTGAAGAGTTGTAACCAACAATGTTACGAGAACTTCGACCAGTTGTGGTACCACATTTGATATCGCCGTCAGACAAGCCGTAATAATAATGACCAGCGACTCTAAAATTTGTGGCGCTGCTCCTGCTAATGCAACGCAGAACTGAGCAATTCCCTCTGCCAATTTAATCAATACTGCCGGAATCAAATCTGCCACGCCTGTAATGATGACTGCCAATGCTGCTACAAGTGCTGTCGCTCCTGCTGTTCCAGCTGCTGCTATCGCAGTAAGTCCAATAGCAAGTGCCTGTAGTCCAAGTCCAGCAGCTAATAAACCTGCTCCTGTCGCAGCAACCCCGACACCTATAAGCGTAAATGCCCCTGCTAATGCTAAAATACTTGGAATAATCGGTGATAATACAGCGCCAGCTACACCTATAATTGCAAATGCTCCTGCTAAAGAAACCAAACCTTTGGCTATTGCTTCCCAGCTCATAGCGCCAAGTATACTCAGAACTGGTGCCAACACAGCTAAAGATGCACTTGCAATGAGTAATGCTGCTGAACCAGCTAATGTTCCGTTCATAAGATTTAACGCTATCGATAGTTCCGCTAACGCTCCTCCCATAGTAACAAGCCCTTTGGCAATCTCTTCCCATGTGAAATTTCCCATTGTACTTAGAACATTCGACAATATTGTAAGTGCTCCGGCAACGGCAATAAGACCAACACCTGTTGATACCATATTTTTAGGCATTAAATTGACAGCTAATGTAATCTCTGCCAATGCCCCTGCCATAACGGTCAGTCCTCTGCCAATTTCATCCCACTGCATAGAACCAAAATCTTCTACAGCCGATGCCATAATTTTCATTGCGCCTGCAATAGCGATTAATGCGATACCAGTAGATATAACATGTTTAGCATTGCCTGTAAGATTTGTAAATGTTGCAATCTCTGCGAGTAATATGCCAATACTTGTAAGACCTTTTCCAATCTCACTCCACTGCATAGAACCAAAATCTTTGCAAGCGGATGCTAATACTTTTATAGCAGCTGATAGCACAAGAATTCCCGTTGCTGTTGATACTGCTTTTCCACTAAATTTAGCCGTATTCAAGAATAAAGCTATTTCTGCCATTAGGACACCTACTCCAGTAAGTCCCTTGCCAAGTTCTCCCCAACTAAGTTGCGATATATCTTTGCAAGCGGATGCTAATATCTTAACAGCTGTTGCCAGGAATATAAGATTAAACGCCCCTTTTGCAATTGTCTTTTCATCTTTTGAAATAACTTTTGCAACTCCTGCCAATACGCCAGAAATTACTGTAATACCGGTAAGCCCTTTAGCTATCTCATTCCAACTCAAAGATGCAATCTTTTTCAATGCTGATGCAAGAATTAGCACCGAAACTGATAATCCCAACATAATTGTAACGGTCTTTGTTGCTTTCTTAAGATCGCCGCTTATCTTTGTAAAGATAGCCATAGATGCCATAAGTTCTGCAAATAATCCTGTTAATGCGGTAATAGCTGATGCTAATTTTGCAGAGTCAATAAGTGAAAGCACAACAATCGCACCAGTAAGAATTGCGATTGCACTGGCAATCTTAATCAAAGTTCCCGCTTTCAATTGTGTCTGATATGCTTCAAAGCAACCTCTAACACTGTCAAGAATTCCCTTGATTTGGTCTGTTAGTTTCGTAACATCACTCACTGCATCTGTTATTCCTTTAAGGAATTTATTGATTCCAACCGCAATTCCAACTAATGAAATTCCGCTGAGAACATCAAACACACTTGAGAAATTGATGCCACTGATATCTTCTACAAATCCACTTGCAAGGGTTTTCATTGCTTTTGCAATACCAGTTCCAATAGTTTTAACTCCATCCCATAATGCCTGAAATGCTTGTAAAAACTTAGAATTTTCAAGTGCTTTACCCATTGCACCAATTGCAATTTCAACACCACTTCGCATTCCATCAGCAGCTTCTCCAACTTCTGACATTCTTGTATGTACTCTTTCCAGAACAGAATGAATAACTGCAAATCCGCCGGTATCATACTTCTGCTTTATAGCATTTGCGAATCTTGTGACTGCGTCAACAACTTTGTCAATTAAATCTGTTGCTACTGCCACGCCTGTTTTTATATATTTAATCACGGTCTGTATAGCGACATTGAATATATCTGTTTTCTTGATAGTTTCATCAAGTTTCACAAGCCAATCTCCGAAGCGTGCCGTTACCGATAAAATAGAACTTGCTAAGTCACCAGTCCCTCCTAATAGAGAACCAACGCCTTTTGCAACCGCTACGAATGCTTGTTTAACAATGTCAATTACTGCAAACAAACCTTTGAATGTTCTTTTCAAATTTTCTGAATTTGTATCGCTGAGTTTCAGATGCGCTGTCAGATTTCTTAACGCATCTGTAATGTTGTACAGTTGTTGTGCCGTCATTGGTGGGAAGATTTCGCGGAATGCTTCTTTCACAGGCTTAATAATACTAAGCACTCCCTCAAAAGTATTTCTAGCTGCTTCTATAAGTGCTGTTCTTCCTCCCAAATCTTTCCAGCCCTGCAACATACTATTTCTAGCATCCGCCGATGAATTTATAATTGCACTGAATGCATCACTCATCTCTGTGAGTAATTCTTTCGCTTCTTCAAAGTCACCAACGATGATTTCCCAACTCTGAGTCCAGCCAGACTGCGCAGCTTCCTTTAATGTGTCAAATAACTGAGTAAATGTCTTTACTTTAGTAGCTGCATCATTTGCTGTCTGACCCATTTTGATTATTGAAGCTATCTGTTCATCGGTATACCCCATTGTTCTGAGCTGTTCCTCATTTAAGTCACCTGTGAACTTCGATAACGTCTCAGTTAAGATATCTGATGTCAACCAGCCTTTACTGAGGGTCTCTCTAAATGAGCCCTCGTCTTCTATCATTTCATCAATGGCAATTCCATGAACTCTTGCAGTTTCTTTTAGAGCATCCTGGAACACCTGACCACCCATACCGGCATTTACAACCGAGTTCCAATCCTGTAATTTTACTGTTCCAGCTGCCAATGCCTGTGACAGCTGATACATTGCAGTGCTCGCCTGCTGTGAATTGGAACCAGATACAGCAGCAAGGTTAGCGATACCTTTAATTGCAGAAACAGAAGTATCCAAATCAACACCAGCTGCCGTAAAGGTACCGATATTACGTGTCATCTCCGTAAAATTGTAAATGGTCATATCGGCATAATGGTTTAACTCATCCAATGCATTATTGACCTGATCAAGAGTGGTTCCTTTCGAAGATGTATTTGCAAGAATTGTCTGAACTGCATTGATCTGTGTTTCATATTCCTCAAAGCCTGTTTTGATTGGATCGATAGTTAGTGCCGATACAATACTTTTACCTGCATTTACTGCCGAATTTGTAATATTTGCCAATGCCGTAATAGCCATAACCTCTAATGCTGAGAATTTAGCATTAACGGTTTCAACAGCATTTGATAATCCAGAAAGATTTATCTTACCAGAGGCTTTTTCAACACTTTCAAGTCCTTTTGTTGCTCCATCCATATTCAAGCTCTTTTTAAGTTTGTCTATAGAAGATAAGCTTGTCTGAATATTATTTTCAAACTGCTTATTGTCAAATCGCATTTCAACGACTCTTTGATCAACAGTTGTACTCATAGACTTGTAACCTCCTCCCACGCCGACTTGACAATTTCGTCAAAAATAGGCTGAATAGCAGGATTGATATAATCTCGACCCTGTACCCAGCCTCCGTTACGAGTTCCATGTCCATACTGCAAGATAATTGCAATTGGAACTCCATTTTGAATATTTGTATTATAAAATCTAATAGATACTGAACCCTTCTCCTGCTTGATTTCGTAATTCCACGAATTTGCAGTTTTTCCAGTATTTCTCGGCGTAGCAGACGCAAGGGCTGCCACACCTTGACGACCATACTTATCAAGGTCGCCTATTTGTGCTACTTCTTTCACTCTTTCCAGATATCTGGTAAGCTTGTGGAAGTCGCCCTTTTGTCTGAAACTGATCATATGTATTTACCCCTACTTAACTCTAATCTTCGTACCTGCATAAATCAGATTCGGATTGCCAATGCCATTAAGACGTACAAGATTGTCAACCGTAGTACCATTAGCAGCGGCGATTTTTGATAACACATCACCAGACTGAATTGTGTAGTATTTCTTTTCTGCTTCACCATTTACAATTCCCTGTACCTCCGAATAACGGTCTCCTAAAACAGCCTTTCTTGTATCACCATTACCGTATTTTCCAGAAAGAACTTCATTTGCCAAATCATTGGCAGAAGCTTCATAAATATGGTTAATGAAACTCTGTACTTCATCGTATCGTGTTCCAAGATTAGCTCTTCTGTCATCTCCATCTCCAAATTCGCCTCTCATAGTTCTTTCAACTAATTCAAGAGTAGAACCATCTGGAGTATTAACTACCGGCTGAGGTGTTGGCTCTGGTGACATATTCTCTCCGTTTATAGCTGCATATGCTCTCCAAGAGTCAGCGTCACCATAAAACTTATCAAGGTCAAGATTTCCGTTATATCCGCTAATCTGACCAACTGAACTGTACTGTCTAATAGCACACGCATAAGCCCCCTCATTCCAAGGTGTCTCCTGGTATCCAGTTGGTGTGTAATCTGGATACTGCGCAATCCATAATCCGTAATCACCAATACCGTCAATTCTTTCCATAGCACTCTTCTGAATATAGACAAGTGGTTTTACACCAGTCTTAGAGAATACATAATCACAGAATCCTTTAACCCAATCGAAATCGTTCTTACCAAATGTTGGATTATCCTGTCCTTCCCAATCAAGACAAAGAATAGCTTCACCGACGCGATTTCCAACAACATCAAGGAAATGGTTTGCCTCTGCAACATAATCGCCTCCCTCGGCATAGTGATAACATCCGACAAGCTTTCCATTTTCTTTTGCCTGCTGATACTGTCTAACAAAATCTTTGCTGACAAATCCAGTACCCTGAGTAGCTTTCATAATTACAAAATCAGCGGCAACAGCAGATAAATCAATACCTTCCTGCCAACCGCTGATATCAATACCATTAAGTCCCATAGTATTTCCTCCTATCCTTTTGAATGAAATCTCTTTCTATTTGCAGCATTTATTGCAGCGTGCTGACGATATAGTTCCTGCTGACTCATTTTCTTTTTAGGTTGATTCTTCTCATTGAATACCCTTATCAAAGTAAGCAATCTGTTCAAATGCCATTTCTGACATTCCATAGGAATATTGAAACTAATCATCCAGTAATAAATAAGTTCCGCTGTAATCTGCTCTCGATTTGTTGTTACTTTCTTTTTTGTTTCAGTGAACCAAGTAGCAGTCATTGGTAACGCAATATACCTGTTCACTTCTTCTATGTTTGCTATTGTTAAATAGTTGTAGCAATCGTCTGGTACATTCTGCGTAATGGTCATACATCGCACATAGTCAATAATTTCCGCAGTGGTTTTCTCTTTTTTATTTATAAAAGGCTTATTCCACTTAGCTTCCCATTTAGCAACTGAAACCAAAGAATGCTCTAACTGTATTTTTTGTTCCTTTGTATGGATGAACTGTTCATTCTTTTCATCCCATAATTCAACTGAAGGTATTACAATATTAAGCATCTGTACACCTCCCAAATGAATTTACTGTGCCGTTCCCGAAACAACTGTTAAATTCTTATTCTCTGCTGCCGACTGTGCTGCGTCATCCTTAATCTGTGGAATGATTGCATTAATGAAATCAGAAGCAGCATTAACATCTCCAGATAAGAATAATCTCTGAAACAGCACGTCATATGCCGGTGATTCTGTGAACGCTTTACTGATTTCTTCCCCTTTTTCAAGTCTTCTTCCATCTGCCGACTTGATGCCGTATGCAGATAAAATAATTTTCTTAAATGAAGCCATAATTTCCGGAACATTCTTAGCATTTACAATTCCCATGAGATACTCTGCGAGACCACCAGGCATACTTACCTCTAACTCCGTAATCTCTGTTTTGCTAAGGTTGAAATAATGGTCTTCTGTTCTTTCTGTTCCATTGAAATCAACATAAGTAATAGTTTCTTTATGCATTTTGAATTTCTCCTTTCAAATAAAAAGCGACGCCAGCCGAACTGAATACGTCACATAGACTGAATATTTAATTAACCTTCTGTTGTCATCATGGAAATGATTTCATCAGGCATTGGAAGTCTTGGCTCAGTTGATCCAGAACTATCTGTTCCATAAAGAATACCTTCCAGCTTCTGAAGCTTTGTGGCATCTACCTTTGTTGAATCGAATGTCATTGTTGCTGTTGCTTTAAGCTTCTTGCCCTTAACAGCCGCAGTAACTTTAACAGGTGTCGCACTGTATTCCCAGGACATAGCCAATGGCTCTGGACTCTCATTTACAGATGAATTTTGTTTCTCTGATGGAGAAGCAAGACAACCCCATACTAAGTGAAGCTTATAGCCATGGTCATTTGACTCTGTATCATTTCCGAGAATAGTCTTATATGCAAGACCGAACTTCTTACGGTTCTGCTGACCTGCATATACTCCCGGTGCAACCTCTACAGAACCATCACATTCTGCAAACTCATCCGGAGCCATGTATGCTTCGATAGTTCCTCCAGCTGTTTCAGCAGACATAAGATTGAGATACTCGATGTTATCTGCATAAATCTTATTTGACTCTGCTCCTCCAGGACTGTCTGTAATAGAACTTACACCATTCCAAGCAACACCCTTTGTGTAGCCATTTGTCTGAAATGGGTAAAGAGCGACTTCACTGACACCAGTTTCAAACAATCGCTCACCTTCATTATCCCATGTAAGTTTTGACATGTTGATTTCCTCCTAATAATAAATTTCATATACTGTATGATTCAAATTATCCTTGGTATAGGCTGTATTGAACCTGCACATTGGTAACTCAGATACTTTGTCTACTATGTCGCTATCCGGATTACTATCTATAACTGTCACCGAATAACGATTTGAAGACAAATAAACCCTGTCATCGGCGTGCCTCTTATCTTTTCCATTAAGGGCATACACAATGGCAGGGTATTTCATACTAACAGATGCTGGCGGCTGAAAATAAGCTCGACATTCTTTTCCTCTCTCTGGGCAATCTAATATGCCGCAAAGAATACTATGCAGTTTAAGTCGTCTGCTCATTATAAACACCTCCAACTGTCAGAATTAATCGTGGATACTGAACTTCTACGCTCGTAATTTTCCACTTAGCTCCCATAAATACGATATATCGCATATTCTGGAAATTCTCATAAGCAAACGGGTCAGCAATAATACTAAACTCATTTGAAATATTAAGGTTATCATTAAGTGATGTTCCAGTTTCGTGCTGAGCCTTACTCCTATTAACATCACCATAATGATTATGCTCTACAATATGGTCTGTCCATACACCGGGAGCTGTTTCTTCTGATACGGAATAACCAATTGCTCCAAAAAATTTACTCATTTTGAAATTTCCTTTCTAAGATTTATCTTAGCCTGCTAAGTCGCCAGTCTGCTGACCCTTAGTATCTGTGACATCTTCCTCAATAGCAATTGCTGAGTAGACTCTTGTAAGAGCTCCAGAGCAGCGTGTCTCAAGAAGTGATTTCTCCTGGTTGAAGTCGATATCGAACTGAGTGAAGTGTGTGATTTCTCCACCCTTTGTTGCTCCGAGAGAATAATCCTGAAGATTTACGACAAGAGCGATAAGCTTCTTTGTCTTTCCATCTGAAGTCTTTCTTGTCTTGTTAGCGAACTGCTCGGCTGTATTGATGCTGCCAACATTTAACGCTGTAGCAAGCTCAGCCTTAGAAGAGTAGATTCTTCTACCGTTCAAATCTCTTGCAAGAAGCATTACATTTGCCATATGCGGTGTGCAGTATAAGTCTGGTGTACCAGTTCCCTTATAGTTCTCTCTTGCATAAAGTAATGTCTGTACCATTGCTTCAGCGTACACATAGTTATCACCGAAGTTTGCTCCTGTATTTGTTCCCTGAAGCTCAGCCTTCATAGTTGTAATATCGAGATCGGTATGAATTGTGTAAAGGTCGTCATCAAGCCAGATTGGTCTGATATGCTCTGGGAAGATTTTATCCTCTGCACCATCGTCACGACCGTCACCAATCATAATTGCCTTAGCGAGCTCCTCGTTAAGGCTCATACGATCAATGCTGTACAGATATGCAACATAATCGAAATCAGTGATGTCAACAATGTCATCTCTGTTAAGTGCATTCCTTACATAAATAGTCTGTGGGTCTGTTGTTCTTCTTACAAGATTGAAGTTTCCTGCTAACTTCTTCTGCTTTCCTTTCTGGTAGCCATGAGCTTTAAGAGTGTCAATATTTCTGATATCAGCCTGTGTTGTTCTGATTCTTGACATAGGTGACTTATGTACCTTAGAAATAACAGTGCTAATCCAACCCTGATCATTAGTAATAAGCTCCGGTGCACCAGGTCTTACCTCTGCATACTCTGGGAAGAGCTTAGAAAGGTCTCCTGTTGCAACGCCACTGCTAGTTGCATCGTGCTGAAGTGCATTCTCCTCTGCATACATCTGTAATGCATTCTTAAAAGTACCAACAGTTCTCGTCTTTGCTGTCTCAAGGATAGCCACCTGGTCAGCATGAGAAAGTGTGTTATCCTGTGCCTGTGCACCGTTCTCAAATACGTTATGTTTCATCGCCATTTTATCATTTCCTCCTTCATTATCATCTGAGTCGTCATTGTTTTCATTATCTTCCATAATTGTCCCGATAACGGCATATACAGCAGTCTTCTGCTTTTCTGTAAGTGAGTCAAAGACATCTTCTACAGTCTCATCATCTTCGGACTTTTCTTTTTTCTTATCTTCCGAATTCTTAGTTTTCTCTTCGTCATCTGTTTTGTCATCAGAGTGCATAAATACTGTTACGCCCTCATCATAACAAGCGATAATCCCGGAACCATCTTCTCCATGAGCAATTACATCATCAATAAAAGCTCCAGGATTAGCTCCAGCAAGTACAAGACTAACCTCTCTAATTAATCCATGAATTACATCTGAACCTTTCTGCATTAACTGGTTTGCAAAGATTGAAAGTGACTTTACATCGCCATGCTGTACCAGCTCTTTTGCTGTCCTGCCATTATCTGTGTCATTAAATTCGCAATACGCATACACACCATCTTTACGATTTTCAAGATGTGCTAATCCAAGTACATCATTGACATCATCGTGATTGTGATTCCATACTAATGGCACGGTCTGTCCATTCTGTGCTTTAAAAGCATCTTTTTTAATTACACGACCATCACTACAAGTAAGGTCATTTCGTGTGGCATAGCCACCAAAATCATACTTCATTTTGAATATTCGCCTCCTATATCTTGATTTTCATCATCAGTCTGAGTTGCGATTCCAGAATCAGATTGTGATATGTTACTATTTCTCAATTCATCCGCCTTAGGGTCATCAGATGGTTTCCATCCAATTACCTGACGTATTTCATTTGATGATGCTACTTCATTTCTTGTAAACTTGTCTGTTATTTCAGCAATTTCACTGATTGGTACAAGTTTAAATGGGTCTCTAAAGAACTTGATCGATTTGTTCTTTGTACGGGCGGTCTTTGTAAGGAACTTGCGTTTCATTTCATCAACAATCGCTGACAAAATTGGTTCTATTGTCCTATTGTAGTAATTAAGCATTGTCTTCTCGTCAGCTGTTCCATCTAATATGCTCTGAGTGATACCTAACTGGCTATATAGCATACTCGTCAAATATTCAATCTGCTTCATCAGATTATTCTCAACCGAACGATTTAACTGTGTAACATGCTCCGTTCCATCAATATACGCAATTCCATACTTTGAGCCGGATAACTGTTCTTCTATATCTTTCCTTCGAAGTTCAGCCTGCTTTCTTTTTGCATCTGATTTGATAACATATGGTAGCTGGATAATTAAATCCAATTTTCCGGAACTGCTCTGTTCATCAACAGCATCCAAAAGATTCAACTTTCGAACCAATCTCTGCATTGTAGAATTCGGTTCATTAATAACGGCATAAAGCGGGTTTTCAATAATTGCTACGTTTCTCTTTGGCATAGTAATTGTCTGCCTTACACCTGTCTGTTCGTTATATACCTCCAACTTTACATGCTGTGGATACCAGTCAACCACTTTTCCTACTCGCATTGACGTTATATCAAATCCGTTAGATATATCTGGGTCAATTGTAGTGTCAACAGGTACTATCGCTACAACACCTTCATCCATCATTGACATAACTACATCCTGTATGAATGCTCTTCCTGTCTGGTCAAGATTTGCCTCTAATGATAAGCAATCATTAAGTCCAGATTTTATAACATTTAAAAACCGCCCTTCATCATCCAACTGAACATGCTGAATGTTAATGGCGGCTACATCTAAAGCTATTCGATTGTAAACAGAGGTCACGATAGAACGCTCATTTCCTCTTGTGAGCCTAAATCTGTCTGGTCGATATGCATATCCACCACCTATACCATACTGATAATTGGCAGTGGGGGCTCGATTCAGAAATGCATTCCAGGCGTGTTTCAGTCTGGAGCCAACTGTTAATTCCATTTTGAATTTTTCCTCCTTATTCAAACATATCTCGATTGAGCTTATATGCGACATAGGCATCCATCATAGCTGCCACTGCATCAATTTTCTGATCATATCTTTTCTTTAACAATTTACGGTTTCCGTTAGTATCCTCTAAAGTAATACAGTTTCCCATCGTAAATGTCATAAGCTCTTCATCGAACAGAAGCATTCTATCTTCTGATAATTTCTTTAATTCTCCAAGTGGAACTGATTCTGTCTTAGCTCCCTGGATTACTTTTTCTACACCAAATACACCATTTTCCTGTACCCAACGTTCTACGAAATCTTTTGCGTTATATGGGTCGTACCCAAAACACCTTACATCGTAACCACTTTCAATAATGTAATTATCCAAATCTTCATATACATCCATCATATCCAGAACAGTTCCTTCCATAACAATAAGACTGCCTTCTTTGATGAACTCTTCATACTTCAATCTCATTGCAGACTGTAATTTCATTAATGTTCTCTGTGTTATGTAGTTTCGCGTCTTGACACCAAATGCCCCGTTCGATAATGGGAACAGAAACGTAAATGCACAGAAGTCATCTCCCTGCGATAGATCTCCACCTAAAGAGCATGGCAACTGCCAAAAATCTCTTTTTCGATGCGGCAAGGTTTCTTCGTATGTGAAGTAATATGTATAGCCTTCCATCGGCAGACCAAATCGTTTTGCAAGTATATCATTTCTTGCAGCTGGAGCTTTCTCTGCTCTTTCAACATCAAGCTGATATGTTTCATAGCTGACTGTCTTTCCTAAGTTTGGATTAGCCTTCAACCACATATCTGGATTTGAAACTTCTTCGACAGAATCAAGTTTGTACCACCAGATAGAAACATGAGGATTAATATATTCACCTTTTAGAATGTCCTGCAATTCCATTTTGATTGTATCGCCTGCTCCGTTACGGACTGTACCCTCAGAGCTAATGGCAACAATCAAATAATCGTCAACCTTTGATGCACCCTGCTCAATAGCACCGATTACGTCTTCTCTGATATCTCCAGATAACCATTCATCAACAGTTGCAACCTTGAGCTGCAATCCCTGTAACTTATCTATCCTCATCGGACGAATTTCCAATAACGAACCGGTAAGAAAATTTTCTATTCCTTTCTTGGTCGATGCCAATTTAACTCTATTGGCTTTTGAACCGCTGGTATTCATTATTGAGCCATCTGTAAGAAATTTATAGAATGGTCCTCTTGAACGGGTAATGGCTGTACGAATAGGTGACAGAACTTCCTCTGCCTGTTTCATTGTTGGTGCAGTTGTAATCTGATGTGTTGTCGTGATATCGACATTAAGAAAATAGTTCTGTAAACAAGAACCATACATAGATTTTGCGGCACCTCGTGCTACTATGAGGTACTGCTTGTTAATAAGCCTCTTTCTGATATGCTTTTTAACGTAATGCCCACCTTGACCATCTTCCGACGGTTCATAGACACTTCTTTCAACGAAATAATACCAACCAAAAATTTGTTCAGACCATACTTTAAATGAATCAAGAAGATTCAGATCCGAACCATCGGTAAGCGTTAATTCATTTTCGCAGTATAAGATAAATCCTTCAACTGCCTTATCATCGTAATAGACTCCAGGATTTGCAATAAGGTCATCAATACGGTTCATCTCCATAGAGATTTCCTTATTTACTGGTATCTCACCTCGAATAACGGCATCACGAAACATGCCGTAATATTTCGGGACGGCTGTGTTTGATAATGCCATATCTTACTCCTTATTTACCTCGCAATTCTTTAATGCTTAATGCGATACCAAGAGCAGAACCTGTTACCACCAGTACATCACCTGCTACTGATAATACATTCGTAACACATTCTCGTCCCTTAGATATCTTCGGCTCTTCAACTTCCGAAAATAATTTTTGGTATTGCTGCTCAAGTAACTCTCTGTTGATTCTGTCTCGCATTTCTTTATCAGACATATTCGATAAATCCATACTTTTTCGCTTAGATTTCGGTCGCGTTTCGCTTTCCATTGATTTTAACTGGCGAACCATAGACGAACTGGTGTCAACGATTTTTTTACTTCGTTCTAAATCTTCTCTAGCCCATCTATTAGGATCCGGATGACTTGTATCAATTCTGTTATCTTTTTTCTTTGCGAGATTATCTCTTATATCTCTGTCATATCGCTTTTTGCCCTGAGGTGTTAAAGAACCATCTTTGTTCTGATAACGGCGAACACCCCATCTCATACCTTTGATACCGTGGTGTTCTAATTCATTATTCATTTTGAATATTCACCTCCCTGTCTCTTTGCAAATGAAAAGAGACTATGTTTCCATAGTCCCTCATAGTAATCAAATATTTACTTTAACACTTTTAAAGTAGAAGAGCCTATGTTTAAGCTAAGGCTCTTTTAAGTTCTTTCGTTTTTTAAGATGTTTTAAGAGTAATGAAACAAACTCCATTTTTTTATGCTTAGGCATCTTTACTGTTGGAATAATATTATAATCTCTAAGCAATTCAAACTTGTCCTTATAACCATTACCAACAGCAATTTTATCAAGCACTTTATTTTTTTGTTTTGTCATACTATTAACACCTTCCTTTCTTCATAAAAGAGAATGATTTAATGGCGTACTATAATATTATCATAAATCAGCAAAAAACTTAATATCTTTACTTCTTATTAAGCGTATCCAATATTTCTTTTCTTGAAAGTTCTGAATTCGGATGCTTATCTAAATAATCTCTAATCATCTTCTCATCAGAAATACTTTTTGCAATTGTGAATCCTGCTGCATATTCAGCGGCTGTTTTTCCAGCATTTTTTCTCATTAATTCTATCGCATATTTACGAACATTTTCATCAATTTCCACATCTGATAACTTCGTACTTGCAATTTTTTCTACTGCATCTTTCCCAAAGAAAATAGTCGGACTCTTAGCAAGGTTTTTATAACCACTATATCTCGTATCATTAATATCTAATAGCGCGTTATATCCATATTTTTCTAATTCCGAATAAAACTTATTATGTATGCCTTTACTTTGAAATTGCGGTGTTGCCAATGCCTGATTAAATTTGTCGTAAAATTTCTTAGGATTTGTATTAAACAATTTTTCGGCATTATATCCATAGTTAGTTTGCTTAATTGTGTCTAATACTTCTTGCCTAAACTGTTGATCACTATTCATTTTTTGATTAAAAATTTTTCTGGCATTATTAACGGATGGCATTTTTATATCCTTGGTTACCTTTATTTTGTTTTTGTATATGCCATCGTATGATGAACCGAGCGCATTCTTAGCCATACCTCTTTTTTCATTAGGATATAACATTCCATATGCTTTTTTATCATGTCCATTTACAGCAGCATAAAACGGTGCATCTTTAAATGTAGCTTTACTATTTGCACCAATGTTTTGAATTTCCTTACCAGATTTAATGACTTTATCGCAGTAATCTTGTCCAATTCTTGTTGCTGCCTTCTTAGCAACGATTGCTATGGTTATACCACCAACAATACCTAATGCCGCTTCTGTTTTCATTCTTTGTTTTGCCATTGTCTGTGCGGCACTATTAGAATATCCTTTTTGAACATATTTATTTATTAATTAATTTTTTGCCTATGCCTCTCTACAGGATTTCTTGACCCTTCATCATATCTTTTCTTCCCTGCATTTTTTAAAGAGCCATCTTTGTTTTGAAAACGACGAACACCCCATCTCATACCTTTAATTCCGTGGTGAGAAAGGGACGCATCGGATTCAGTCTGAGTTGCTGTTACCATCTTCCGTCACCTCCTGATTTTCAGCCATTGTTTTCAACCGCCACTCGTATTCGTTTACTTGGGTTTTATAGCATTCTAATACAGCAGAGCTCATCGGTGGATCGAACAATAATCGAACTTTTAATACCATATAGGATTTTACAAGCTGATAAATTCCACTATCCTGTATAAAATCTGTCCATACAGGAGTTTTATCTTCAATCATAAATCCATTATCAGGACCTACCCCAATCTGTGTCAAAATTGTGAATACAGAATTAATGTGTGTAATAATGTCTAAATCAAATGCGTCATACTCTTCTGACAAACCTAACATTTTTTTCACAGATGTTAATATACTGTCATTCATTCTCTCTGCTGCCATATAGTCACTCCTTTTCAGCTCGAGTAACCTGAATGAACTCAGCCATACAATAGCCATCTCCTACTTCTGTATGAACAGCATAGAAGCCATCAATAACTTCATCATTTTCAAGTTCCACCATCGTCCCAACTGGAATTGTTGTAACGACATCCGATTCTTTATCTGGCTCCTTTCTAACTCTCAGATATCCGCAACTTTCAACAACACCAAAAACTTTAATGTTTTCATTATTTGTATTAGTATCTGCTGACTCTACTGATGACTTAGTAACAGATGCTGTCTGCACTGACTGATTTTCGTTTCTTTCCTCACTCATAAGTAACCTCCTTCTAATGTCTCCATGGACACATATCATTTTTTCTTCTCTCTACAGGTGCATGTGGTAATAAACTTGAATCACCATAATGTATAGCATTGTGAGTATTCAATACTGTTGATATCAAATACTCTGGATTAAGTAAGTCATCATTTCTATTTATGATGTCCTCTGGTGTAATTGGATTCATATGGTGAATAATAATATTCCCTTGAATTTCATATCCCTCACAAGCCAAATCACATCCTCTATCTCTGACAATGATTTCGTTTCTAAGTCGTTTCCACTCTTTTGAGTTATAAAAAATTTGATTCAAATATCTGTCAAAACCAAATGTCTCTATTCCAACAGAACCATCTAATTTCAAATATTCAAATCTTTCTTGAAATGTTGGCAAACGGGTAAGCTCTGTATATGTCCTAATCATCCCACTCATATTCATCGCTCTCCATTTGTGTATCCTGTCCACTGTATCCTCTGAAAGCATCAAGTGCATTCTTGTATAATTCCTCTGCCTGTTCTGAAGATTGAATACTTTTTGTTTTAGCCTCTGTTAGAGCTAACTCTTTTTTTGTCTTCTCTAATTCAAGCTCTGCCTGTTTTGTTCCGAGTTTCAAATAATGGACAATAATTTGCGATGGTGCCTTACCAGACCTCATTAAATCCTCAGCACAATCAGTTGCAAGAGAAATCATTTGTTTCTGCCTTGCCTCTGGTGTAATTGCTGGTCGCATTCGCTGACTGGCAGTATCAGAAGATGAGTCTGGCTTAACTTTCCTCATAGTTACCGCCTCCTTTTAAATAATTTCTGCACACTTTACATAAAGTTTCAGCAAGGTTTTAAAGAGTTTACAGAGACTATTACTACACTCTTGTATATGAAAGGAGACAACCTTTAAAGATGAGCCAGC